GTGGCGGATCATGATATTGCCATTGAATTAACTTTAATACTTCGATTTTTCCCGTTCCATTACAGCACTCACATTCTTTTTTTTGTTCTTCTCTTATCTTAATCTTCATTTTATTTCTCCTTTAATTCTTGCCCCATCTGCTATTATCTCGCATCCCAACCCGAGTTTTCACTTTAATGGGGCATTTTGTTAAATCTTGTATCATGTTACCTTTTTTTGCTTGTCCACAGTATAAAATATCCTTATCTTCAGCACACATGGCACAAATCTTATCTTTTAACGGACAATGCTCGAACACGGTCATTTTCTGGTTGGTTGCCTTTGCGTAAATATACCCAATCTTCACCGAGGACATAACGATATGTGGCGATTTTCGCCTGATTCATTCGACCAAAATCAGTACAGGTTTTATAGCGTAGTCGAGTCCATCTACCTGACGCATCTGCCATTTCTGTTCTATCTTTAAGATTCATGGCTCATCCTTGTTAAGCATGGTTCGCAAATTGTAATCTTCCCCGCTTCACAGTGCGAACACACCTTTTTAACAACCTGTGCATCCCTCTTAATTAACCTATCCATTTCTTTATCCATGACACCGAGTAAATTACTCACTACAGAGGAAGCCTTTGATAGTTCTGTGATAATTTCATATTTAGAAATATCATCCATTTCCAGTTCCGTGTGATTCCAAATTGAGGTTAATTGATGTCTCATATTCTTTAGTGTATTTAGTTCTTTTGATTCCCAAGGTAACATATTTAACTCCTTATTGTTGGCACATATTAAGCATAATAATAATACAAGTCAATACTTTTTTTCATTTATTTTCATCATTATTTCATCTTCGTCAAAATATTTAATCACTGAATTTTTTCTTTCCTTAATAGATTCGTACCACTCCTCACCTCGTTTTTCTACTGCCCACTCTACAAATTCCGCAGGTGTTTTATGAGCAGAGAATTTACTCGAAAACACATGGCATCCAACACATAGACAGAATCCGTTATCTAAATCCCATCTTACAGACCTGATTGCCCGTGAATAGAAATGATGAGCATTTAAAGGAGTAAGTTTATGACACTTCTCACACATCCCATATTCACGGACTTTTTCACCCCACATCTTGTCGAGCTTTTTAATCAGGGCTTTTTTCAAAAGGGAAGATTATCCCTTTCTTCCAGAACATCCAACAATCGTTTAGTATTGGTACTGATGATCTCCAATTCTTCCTCTGTTAAAAAACCTGTAAATTCACCAAACATCTTACACGCCTCTTTAAAGGCGACCTGATGGTGAATATCCTTCGTCCGACTATCGTTTTGTTTGGCTTGGTATTCTCTTGTTTCTGTTGTGGTTGCGGAAGGGGTGGATTTATATGAACCATCAACGCCATTCGGTGTCCCCGTGTTTCTTGCAGGTGTACCTTCTTCAGGGATGACATTGAAGGCAAACTTATTAGGTTCATATTCTTCTTTACGAATATTTACCCTGTCTCCTGTGGTGAAATTCATTAGTTTTGCATGAAGGGCATCTGTGGCAAACAATCCATGTTCTTCACCGTTGATGTCAAAGGCGTACAAATGGTACATACCATAGTTATTAGTACCTTCGATTGGTGTATCATATAAAAACGTAACAACATTGTCCGTGTTAGCTTTTATTTTTAGGGTTTTACGTTCCATACATATTCTCCTATGTAGATTAAGATTCGTATTCCGAAATACATCGTTCCGATTATAACAATCAAAGCAATGATCTGCTCGAAATACTTGTTCATTGTTTCAAAGTATTTTATTAAAAGTGATCTCAAAACCAGTAATCCAGACATTTTTCATATACAAAATCTGAATCTTCGTTTAGTTCGTCTAATTCTGCATCGGTTAAATCCCTGTCTGGATAACTTGCATAAGAAATATAAGCATCCGCAAAGTCAGGATAGTCGTGTGCATCTTCAATTTCAATATCGCAAAGTTTCTCGTAATCAATCATACATAATCCATCAAATCAACTACATGGGTTTTTTTAGAGGTTTCCATTGCACATAATTCAAGATACGCTTCTCTATCTTTATATTTATCAAGATAATGCTCAATATCTTCAACCATATCTTTAAAGGTATACCGACTATAAGTAACAGCACCTTCCTCCTCACCTTCCCATGCAATAGTAAAATAGAAAAACACCTTCTCTAAATCACCTAAATACAATCTATATGCCTTACCCCACCTCTCTGTATAGACCTTTTGTTCTTTGACTACATCTCCGTCAGCATAAAATGCGTAGGGGAAGGTTTTATTACCGTGTTTATCTTTATAATCGCATTCAATAAAAACGTGCTTATCGCTTATTCTATCCGTCCGTATCATAAAGTAACTATCACCACCGTTCCACACTGGTTCATTCATTTTGATTCGATTCATTCTCATCTCCTTTTTTTACTTTGCATGAATGCACCTCAAGAAACCAAAACAGTTGATCTTTAATCCAGTCTATTTCTTCTTTAGTCATATCTTCGGGGAACTCGATTACAAAAGAACCTTGTGTTATGTTATCCATGTCCGAATATATAACTTATTTTGATTAAAGTCAAGCATTATCTTGGCAAAGGTCTCATTAATTGTTTCCTATCCTGTGCAGTGAGTTCGCTCTTGAGTTTTCTCGAAAGAGAACCACAATTACCACATCGGTAAGATTCGTATTGATTAACCATTGTGGTGTAATAGCCACCATTGGGTTGAATATCATCGCTTCCACAGGAAGGGCATACTTCACCATCATTATAAATCCCCACGTTTGGATGTGATTTGATCCAAGGTACTAACTCCATATACACTTCCTCTAATAATCTAACATCTTCCTCGTTATATCTTAACATTTCTTTCAATGCCTTCTTATCCCCCCGTAAACAATCAGTCCATAGTTTAAAATTGGTCTCAATCTTACCCTTGTTAGTCATAAACTTACCCAAGTAATCTAATCTATTACTTGAAAAGGCAAAACTTCTCTTTGCCACCTTTAATGTGTCAATGGATTGATATGGGGCTGGGGGGGTATAGCCGTTCATTTGGAAACGAGTATTTAATTTTTTCAAATCAAACTTGTCTCCGTTGTGTGCGATAACTATATCCGCCTGTTCGATTAATTCCCAAATACCCTTCAAAATATTCTTATCCTCTCTATTAATTGCATCTTCAGGTGTTTGGATTTCGGACATTACTTTAGAATCATACAGCCATTTAGCACTCCACGAGAGGACATTCCAGTCTTTAATTATGTTACCATGCTGGATATACTTATTCCCAAACAATCCCCAAACATATACTTCCATAGGGGTAGTTTCTATGTCGAATAGGAGGATTTTTGCACCTTGAGGAGAAAGATAGGCAGTATCCCACTTGCCACAGTCCTTGCAGACCGTTCTTTGCTTACCGTTTCTAATGCCACGTTTTTGAATATTCTCATGCTTACAATTCATATTAACTCCGCTTTTAGCCATTTATTAAGAGCTTGTTTCCATTGTTGAAAAGTGGCTTCGCCTTTTTCATGCTTAATCCAGATTTCATCAAATTCATCCGCAAGTCTATTTGTCATTTTTCTTATGTGATAATCCTGATTAGTACCCGCTTTTGACGGCAGGGCTTTGATCTGATCAGAATAATACTTCCTTGTCTCTTTTGATATATTCACTATATTTTCCATTCCTTATGTCATAGCTTAATTTACCTGTACCCGTATATCCGTTTTTATACTGAAAACGAATCTTCTGGACATGAATCCCAACATAATCTTCGTCATCGTTTCTATGTCGATAGACCGTTATGCAGTTATCGCATTTATTATACCAGTTCGCTGACCCGCTAATGTCGTAAGGAGAGGGGACAACAGGCTTTCTGTTGTTATCACTCTCCATCTTTCTTGGGTGAGCCACTACCCAAATATGTATCTCGTGAATTTTAGCAAAAGTATTTAAACTCGCCAGAACTCTTGAGACATAGTTGGTTTCATTCTCCCCGTCCCTGAACTTATGCTCAACTGTATTCCAAGGGTCAATTATCAGTCCGTTTAATCCATAGCGAAAGTTTAATATTCTCGCTTGGTCTAATATACTCTCGATTGTAACCGTATCTTCTTGTGTGCCTATAAACTTAACGTGGTCATTTAAAATACTCATGGAATTACGGGCGGTTTCTTCATCTATTCTATTGTCTCCCCAAAATGGTTGCCCTGTAAATTTACCCACCAATTTTAATAGGTGATGCTTCACTGGAAAGTTCTCCGCACTAAATATACCAAATTTCCACGCATAATCCTGCACCATATTTATCATTAAGGCATCCATCCATTCACTCTTTCCCATGTTGGGAATACCAGTTATAACGGTAACCTCTGACGGAGACACTCTATAATATTCATCCAACGCCCCCCAACCAGTCGAGAGTCCTTTTTGGTCGGGTTTGTTTAATAAATCAATCGCATCCTCCAGAACGTCTTCTACGGTTACAACTCCGTCAATCGGATAGGGATGTGCTTCTGTGATTAATTCTGTAATTTTATCTCCACCGTGTTTTACAAGAACATCATTCATATCCTTACAATCTGTTGGGTAGGTTACTCGGTAGCACTTTTCCCTACCTATACGTCGAGAAAGTTCGTCTCTCATGGCATGACCCGCAGGATCGTCGTCCATTGCTAATATAACAGTCGTAGCATTCATTAAGTGTTCTTCTGCACTCAATAGGTATGAAAATTTTCTATCACTTGGATTGGAATTAGGGGCAATCGCACCATCTGGAACACTCACCACGTTATTATAACCACACTCCACAAGGGACAAAGCATCCATTTCTCCCTCGGTGATTATAATTGCCTCCATTCCTACCATGTGGTCGAATCTATAAAAACACTTCTCTGCGTTCTTACTTTGTCGAAATTTCTTATCTGCTGTACGACTTTTAACATTGACAATCTCACCCCCCTTATAAAAGGGAAACTCAATCCAATGATTTTGATAACCAATCCCCGCATCACTAACTACGACTTCACTTATACCTCTCTCTTGAAACCATTTTATAACATTACTGGGAAGATCGGTTTTAGGTGGTTCTGGTCGTGGAGTGTCAGAAATATCACTACCTTTTTCCGACAAACTACCTTTCCATCCGCAATGATGGCAGTTCCACACACCATCATCTATATTCACACTCAAACATGGGTCGGAAGTTTTCTTTCGTCCGTTGGAACATTGGGGGCATTTTGTTTTTTCTTGACCACTTGTGTTCTTTATCTGAATTCCATAGGTTTCAAATGACATACATAATACTCCTATTTGGCTCTAAATGGTGTCTTAACGCCACTTTTATTGTGATTTGGTACGTAGGTATCACTTTGTTGCTTTTGAGGCTTAAAAGCGAAATTAGGGCGTTCAATTATTAAACTTTAAATGTAAGTTGGCAAATTTGGACATACCATTCTTTGATTTAGTTCGTAAAGTTCTTAAAGAAAGTAAATTGCTCGACCAGAAATCATCATCTATTGCCCATTTTATAACCTCACGTACTTCTTTTTCATCCCAATCGTCTTTAGTAATCAAATCGTAGAGGGTGTTTACTGATCCTTTGGTTAAATCATTGTCCTGATGCCAGTCTGCTTTGACGTATTCAGGGAACTGTTTATGTTTTGCCATATAGAAATCCGTAACTATCTTTTTTAAGTATTTTAATTGCCCTTGTGTTATGTTTTTATTGTAATTAATACGGTCTCTCTTATTAGAGTAGATATATCTTACTTTATAAGTATTATAAAGAGAATCGTCTTTATTTGACATGGTTTTTGCATCACGATCCTCTGAAGAAATGGCAGAAAAAGGGTCTACCCCACCCTGTAGATTTGACATGGCTTTTTCTAATTCTGGATTACCCCCACCTTGAAAATTTGATATGGTTTTGAGCAAAATATACCTTTTACGGAACTTTTGAGAATCCTCATCTTTTTCGATAATGATGGTAATATAACCACGCTCTCTTAATTTAGTCATGGATGCTGATACTGTGGATTTAGTACATCCCGTAGTATTGGCAAAATGGATGTTGTTCTTCTCGCATATTCCATCTTGATTTAACGTAGCCGTAATTTCACAAAAAATTAACTTATCTCTCGGTGAAAGTTCTTGATCGTATCTTATATTGGCAGGGATATAACCTATATACATATTATCTCCTTAATCGATGGGGGGCGGAGAAAGGATAAAACCGCCCTGTATTCCATCGTATAATCATTGACATAGATGCCATTCGTCATATTGATCCAACGTAGGCACTATCTCTTTTATTGGCAATTCTTTTTCGTGGTATCGACAGCAACCACAAGGTACATAATCTTCATCCATTAGTGGTGAATAGATATAACCTCCACATCTTGAACATTTATATGATTGTTTTGATGAATTTATTGAAGTATTCACACTCTTTTCCTTCTTTAATTAAACATGGCTTATTATATAACTCCTCGTCAATCCATTGTACGAGGTGTGAATTAATCATCGCACCTGAACAAATATAACTGGGTGTATAATTGGCACAATGTTGCATCACGTGCTTTGGGTCGTCCTTTTTCATGCTATGACAAAATAAGCATAATAAACTTATGTTGCAAGTAGCAATTTGGCATAGAAATCTGTCATTTTGTCAGATTAATACCAATCAGGAAATGGCAATCCTTCAATCGCTTCATCGTGAGGTACGACTGTATTGCTTAATTAATAACATGATACATCCCTTCACTTATTTCTTCGATTTCAAAATTATAAACATCCAGCATAAGAACTTGATCGAGAACTTCATCCTCGTTTAAGCTTCGGTCATAACAGTAATATAACTCATCCAAGAATATAACTGACTTATAACTGTGTGTTTCGCCTGATTCCGTTGTTATGTGCATCATTCACTCCTT